ATAAGCAGAAACAAAGCCGAAAACGCTATCGCCCGCGAAACAGTCAAACGTCTGACAGTTCTTGAACCCAAACCAACGGCAGACGATTTCAGCCATAACGGGGTCAAGGATAGAAACGCCCTGAGCAACGATTTTCGACTGTTCCCGTTCAAGCTCTTCTTTCGGAACGTACTTTTCGATGTACTCTTTGAATGAAATGCCAAGTTCTTTCCTGTGTTCACGGGTTCTTTGATACAAGTCTTTGCACTTGATTCCAAGGCTTGTCACAAGCGTATCATTACGGCTTTCTCCCATATCCCCGATGATGTCGTACCACTTCTTCTTGCGGTCTTGCCAATAGCCTTTACGGGTGTCAAGGATAGAGAACGGGGGAACGACAAAGCGGTCAAACAATGATGATTCGGGTGCGCTGTTCGGCAGGGAAGAAGAACTGTTCCCGCTTTCGCTATCTGATTTGTCTTCCCACAGGTCTAATCCCCAATCAACAAGTTCTTCCGTATCCCATTCATTGGCGAGAGCGTCCATGTCCCACTCTCCATAACCCACGTTGTCTTTGATGATGAACTCCCGCTGTTCTGCGTCTGTCAGTTCAGAAGCCTTGATAACATGGGCTGTTGGTCTGTCAAGCCACTTTTCCCAATGACTGCGTAAAAGGTCTCGTTCTGCTTCTGTCTTCTGTGCGTATCCTGAACATTCCCCAAGCCGGGTGTTTATTTCAGCGGGAGACATTTCAGCGATAGCAGACAAAGCCCGAAGACGCATATTCCCACCAAGAACCGTGAACGTGTTGTCAACGACTATCGGGCGAAGTTCAAGCATCTTCGGGAGAATTAGAATAGACCTAATCAACTTTTCAAACTTGTCATTCTTGATTGTACGGGGATTCGCCCCGTTAACCTGAATCTGTGAAAGATGAATCGTTTCTGTTTTCATACTCTTTTTTGCTTAGTGATTACATTGTACGCACAAAAATATGAAAAAGTGAATATAAAGTAATCACTTTTAGACAAAAAAGGGGCTTTTTAAGGGGCAAAATCATTCAAAATGGCTGATTTCATCAAATCAAGGGTCTTTTTCTTGTACAAGTCATCAGGCGTTGTTCTGAACACACGCCAGCCCATAAGTGTAGCCGTATTATACTTCTCAATGTCTCCGAGAAAACCTTTTGGGGAAGTGTGTCGCCCGCCCGTCCATACACCGCCCTCAACTTCAAGGGCGATTTTGTGTTCAGGCACGGCGTAATCAAACCGCCACTTCCTGACGGGGTGAAATTTGAACTCTTTTACACAATCTACTTTTAAATCGGTCTTACAAATAACCGTGAAAACGTCACGCAGGGGCGGTTTTGCCGCTGTATGTCGGCTTTTATTTGTTTTTGCGATACTTTTATCAGCTTTCATGTTTTAACGTGATTTTTGGGGCTTGTTTAAAGGCAAGGAAAACAGAAAGGGGATTGCTCCCCTTTGTCGTGTTTATTCTCATTTCATCAGAATGGCAGGTCATCCGTATTTTCCACAGCTTGCGCCCCGTCAAAGGTTGAACCGACATTCATCTGTGGGGCGGCTTTTTTCACAAGCGGTTTCATGCCGCCGATAATCGGGAGGGCTTGCCTCTGTTCTTCTGATAAGGCTTCGTATATCTCAAGTGACTGTTTGATACAGTGGGTTTCTTTGAACTGCGGGTTCTCCATTTCTATGGCTGTCAGGTTCAGATAAACGCCTTTTTCCCCGACATAAAGCCCGCTGTCATCAACCGGGATGACAAGACAGCGTTTTGTTTCCGTGCGTCCTTTGAAGTTTGTTATGAACGCCCCTTTCAGTTTCAGGAGGTCTTCTTTGATTGAAAAATTACCCATAATTTCTTGTTTTTTATTCGATTAAATATCCGTTTTCTGTAATAAGTTCACTTCATTTGCGTTCAGGCTCTCAGGTTTAATGATAGCCTTTTTTCTTCGGGTTGCTCCGGGTTCTGAGCCAATAGGGTTTCCGTTGCCAGTGCTTCCGGGGATGCAGCCGTTCTTTGTACGGTGGGAACGGTTCTCGTTTAATAGATTCTCGGATGCATTCTACTTTGTATTTAAGAAGTTCAGATGCTTGTTCTGTCAGTTCCTTTAAAGCCTCCTTTGTTATTTGTTTAACGCCAATCGTTTCAATCCTGATAATTAGCTGTTCAATCTGCTCTTCGGTCATTCCGAACACGATTTGAAGATTGTTCAAAGCTGTTTTCAGTTCATTTAATCGTTCTTGTAAACGGTAAAGTGGATTTTTACTATCCATAAGTCAGCCCTCCTTTTCGTAAGCCCATCCGAGAAGACGGTCAAAGGGAAGCCCTATGCGATGATGTGTGTCTTTTTTTGAAAGACAGAAATCCCCGTCATCGTCAACCTCTCCGTCCGTGCATCCTCTGTAAATTTGCCCGTTATTGAAGACGAATAATGCCGTGCGGTTGCTGTCAATGCCGCCGATGTCTTCTGGGTCTCTCAATGTATAACGCTGACCGTTTGAAAGCGTTATTTTACACCGTGTCACGTTTTTCATACTTGTTTCTCCTTTCTTGTTTCTTGTGTGTCAGATGTTGTTCTGTCCTCGTATGAAAGCGTGATACCCGTCAGAACCCCGTTATCGTCACGTTTGAACAGAGCACGTTCAAGGTATATGCCTCCCTGCTCGAACTGTCTGTTAGAGGCTTCAAGAAAGCCCCTGACTTCTTCAATGTTGATTTTCCTGCCCATTGTTACACATTGTTTGAACCTTGACATTTTCTGTTGCTTTTCCAACCCTCTTCTGATAACTGTATTGAACATCGCCCGTTCTGTTTGTGAAGTAAACGTAACGGTCATTGTCACGGAAACGATAAACCGTGATACCGTCAACCGTGAACAGTTTTTCAACGGGGTATGATTGGTTAGAACTCGCCTTGACTTCTTCAACTTGTTTTGATTCGCACGCTGTCAGGGCTAAGAGTGCGATTGAAATGATAATAATCTTTTTCATTTTGTTGGTATTTTAGTGTTAAACACATCTTTGAGCCACTGTTTATATGAACTTATCGGCTTACCGTAGAAAGCCATATTAGCTTTGTAATTCTCATACATTTGTTTCCGGAACTCAGCCGGGATTTGCTTTTTCTGTTTTCTTATATTCATGTTGATTTGAA